CCCGCCGTGTCTTCCAGTAGTAACTCTTTTTGCGATCGGGTCTGAGGCTTCATGCAATTCTACTTCTCTAGTACCTAATACCTCAACATCGCCGGCGGTCTGATCTAACCATTTCTCAAATGCCTCTTGGCTCTTAAACTTCTTCCTCCACGGCGTTGAATTCATTCCCTTAACACCGTATGCTTCTACTCCAACCCACATTCCCTCACCTTTTGGTTTGCGAGATTCACCAACTCCGCCTCCTGCAATAACACCGCCGGTTGATTCATTTAGGAGATTATTCAGGAACTGTCTCATGCTTTCTGCTAATGATGGATGATCTTTACCATATTGCTCTTCAGTGTCTGCTGCTATCTGAGATTTGAACATGCTTAATAGTTGTCCTTCGTTTCCACGTGTCATACGGAAAGCTTGAAGTGTCTGGATTGGATCAATCGGTATCGGAGCTTCATTGCGAATATAGCGATAGATTCTTGGTGCTATTCTCTTCAATGTTGCATAAGCATCATCATGTTCTGAAGTGATTTCATCGCCTGTTCTGTTCGTTGATGTTCTTGTATCAGCCATTTCATGTTCGGCAAGACCATGTCCAGCTTCTTGCTCGCTTGCGAGATATTGCATCACACTTGTCATCATGCTTTTGATAGCACCGACTTTTTCTGATACCCATTCTGGGAAATGATCTTGATTGTCTAATCTCTTATTCAGATCAGATGCCACACGAACGATGGTACGAAGGCTATTCTTTAATGTCTCACCTTCATGCTCTGCACGATCTGGATCATGTTGGGTGAATCCTGTTCTCTGCGAGAGACCTGATCCAGGAAGTAGGATCAAATCATCTTCCTGGAGTTCATCTTCGCGGACTTCTTTCTTGATCTCATATTTCTTATTTGGGTGCTTCTTCTTCATGATTGCTACATCAAACTTAGCATCTTGTTCTGATTTAGATTTAGTTACTGGTTTTCCATCTATGTAGATGACATGAACATCTTCCCCAGAAAAATTATCGGCTGCTTCAGAGAGGCTATTAGCATACTTCTTGCTGGTCTTCTTACCAGTTAGTAGATTGCCGCCCTTTTCTTTACCATAGACACCTTGGCCAACACGCTTTAATGCGCCGCCCGTCATTGGTTGTGCTACCGTAGCGACAGAGCCAGATGTTGTGCTTTCGTAGATGTCATTGATTTTCATTGATTTGATCCTATAGTCTATATAGTATTTATTCTAACCGGTAGACTCTCGTATCCTTTGACGAAGCTAGAATAAACATATTTAGGATCTCCTACTACCTGAGGTAAATCCCATCTCTTGAGAATCTCTTCCCAAAGTATTTTAAGCTGTAATTCAGCTAGACGATTGCCTACGCAGCGATGGATACCAAATCCAAACGATAGATGCTGTCTAGGGCGTTCGCGATCAATAATGAATGCATCAGCATTTTCAATGATTTCTTCGTCTCGGTTTCCTGATATATACCACATAAGAACTTTATCACCTTTACGGATAATCTTTCCACCTAATTCAGTGTCTACCGTAGCAGTCCTACGCATATATGCCAGTGGCGTCTGATACCGGATTATTTCTGGAATCATGCTCGTGATTAACTCAGGGTTAGCTTTTAGCTTTTGATATTCTTGTGGATTCTGATTGAGGAAGAGTAGGCCACCCGTTATAGAATTTCTCGTAGTATCATTGCCTCCGACTATCAGAAGAATAAGATTACCAAGATATTCCATGATATCCATATTTCGGGTAGATTCACCGTGTGCTAGCATAGAGATGAGATCACCTTTTGGTTCCTCATTCACCCTCTCATTCCAGAGGCGAGTGAAATACGCAGCACATTCCATTAATTGTTCTCGGCGATGCTCTACTGAAACAAACAACGGGTTGCCTTCCCCTGAAGTTGCGATGTCAGACCAGTATGTGAGTTTGCGGCGGTCTTCCCAAGGAAAATCAAATAAAGTAGCTAACATCTGAGTGGTCAACTCAATAGAAACACGGTCTACCCAGTCAAATGTCTCATTCAGGGGGAGTTCGTCTAATATCTTTCCTGCACGCTCTCTGATCAATGGCTCAAGGTTTGCTAGATTATGAGGTGCAACAATAGGACTTACTACTTTGCGTTGAGCATCATGTTTAGGAGGATCCATAGCTATGAACATCGGAAGACGAAATGTTTCTTCTGGGTCTAGAACAACAATTGAAGGCTCTGATGAAAATACGCTATGATTCGTATCAACCTGCATTATGTCATTAAACTTAGTAATAGACCAATACGGTCCTACAGGACTCTCTTTGCAGTAATGAACCGGATCTTCTTTTCTCAGCCTCTCAAAGTAATGCCAATGTGTATTACTTTGAAATAGCGATGGATTAATCATGTTAAACTCGTCTAGTGGAGTTGCATGAGCCTTTTCACGAGCAAGTTTTTGATTCTCATCTGTATTTAAATTCATTTTTATATCCTATTGCTGAATTATTTAGTTATATAATAAAAAAGGGGCCACATTTCTGTGACCCCCAATCATTTGCCTGTGACTGCAATTAAGCAGCAGTGGGAATACCCGCAGACAATGCTGCTGCGGCAGCAGCATCTTCAGGAGATAGTGGTTCTGCTGAAGCCTGTGCTGCTTGCTGCACCGCAATGTTCTGTTGCTCTTGAACATACATCGGACCGATGGTGCTCATGAGATGTTGTTGATTTTCTGTGCAGAACACATAAGAACCGGAGTGACGGAGAAGAACTCGCTTGTCAACCCAAATCTTACCACCGATATCACGCCAGTTTTCGCAGAACGTCCAGTCTTCACTGTAGTAACGATTCTGACGGACAGCAGTGTCAAAGTATGTCTTTAGGTATTGGTCATACTTGGGATCAAGACCAATGTCATTCTTATACTGCTTGACTGCTGGGTGACTGTTCAACTTACCGAATACATGCTTCTTCATGAGAAGGAAGCCAGTTCCTGCCTTAGAGACTTCTTGTAGACCTTCGGGGCCTTCTTCAGCACCTTCAAATCCGTTAACGACCCACTTGATAGGCATGGTCTTCATTGGATATAGACCACCGATAACATCAACATCCCTGTTCAAGAGGACTAACAAGTGCCAGGGTTCCCAACCGATATCGGCGTCAACGAAGAACAAGTGAGTTGCTTCAGGCATGTCCAAGAACTTTGCTGTCAGTGTGTTACGGGCGCGACTGATAAGTGATTCGTTGACCATCGTCTCTAGAGTCCAGTCAATACCAAGCTGACGGGCAGTATTTGCCCACTTAATGAATGACATGAATGTTGATTCAGTCAACATGCCACCGTAGCAGGGCATTGCGATGTGAACCTTCGTTGTGCGTAGGAAATCTACGTTAACTTGAATCTGGCCTTCAACTGGAGCTTGTTGCTCGGCTGCGGCCTGTTCTGCAATTTCGTGAATCTTCTCAACCGGAACAGTCTTTTCTTCTGCTGCTAGTGGTGTCTTCTTAGTATTCTTTGCCATGTAGTCCTCTTCTGTTGCAAACTATAATTATATTTACACAGTGCAAGAGGGGTGAAATTATTTTTCTTCTAGATAATCAGAGATATTCTCATTTATCTCTTGTTTCTTTACCCAATTGTCTGGGATCATATGATGCTTCTTTACGAAGTCCTTGTGTAACTTGTCTCCGGTCAAATTATGCTTTTTACTGACCAGTTGCATCATCTTGTCAATGTTGTCATAGTTGAGTTTGGTTCCGCGTTCTTTCGCTTTCAGCAATGCTCGTTCTAGCATTTCTACTGCCCCTGGCTTCTCTTTGCCAGATGTAGTAAATGGTTTCATATTTCCTGTCTTCATGAATTCCGGCTTTGTTGCTTCTTTAAGCTGCTTTGATGCTTGGTTAAACAGGCTGATGAGATGTATCTTCTCATTATACGGAGTAGACTCAGAGACAATGAGTGGACGAATACGCTGAATGAACTCTTTTAGCTTGCGGCTTTTTGGCTTTGCAGTATGAAACTGAGCTAAGTTTTCTTTTGCAGTGTTCATCATGTGCATGACTTCTTTATCACTCAGCTTAGGACTGATTGCTTGTCTCCACACAGCAAATTGTTCTTCTTCAGACTTACTAGGATCCAATAGGACTTCACGCATAGGTGTTGCTCTAGGTCCTTCATGGTAGTTAGCACTTTCTGGGTCAGATCCAGGAGCCTTCGTATCTTGTCTGCTCATGACAGTCAGGCTATTCAATCCGAACTGCTTGTATGGCTCTACGCCTGATTTGTCAGGGCGAGTGAGATATCCAAATGCTTCTTTCTGATCAGCACCGACAACGAGTGTCACATCAGTAAATCCCTTGGATGCAATGTCTGCTAATACATTATTAAGCGAGGGTTTGTCTGCTGTTGGTAAACTAAACATATCAGCATGTTTAGGGAACTTCTTCTGATACATCGCCAACTTCATATCAGGTGGAATAGGATCGTCCTTACCGAAACTTCGTGATACGATGAAGAAAGGTGTAGCATTAGATACTGCTGCTTGATGTAGCACTGCGATCACGAGTGCATCGTGTCCAGTGTGCCCCATGCCTCGACCCCAACCTAGAACGGCTGATTTACCTTGTGCTTGGTCTTCGGTTATAGCCGTACCATTATTCATCGCTGATTCTTTTGGAGACCAGTTCTTCTGATCAATCGTCTTTACGAATTGCCCAGGAATGTCGTTGTCAAACCTAGAACCAGGATGTGCTTGTGCATATCCTTCTGGCTTAGTCTGCTTGATTCCGCCGTGTAGTCCTTGGCTCAACTCATCAATCAATAGTTGCTTGTGAATACCAAGTGCTTCTATTGCACCTAATGTCGTCTTCAACCCTTCTTTGTCAGAAAGCAAAGTCTCTGCTTTTTTAGCACTTAGATTTGACTTAGCCCAATCTGGAAAATCTCTCACTAAGCCTTCAGTACGTAGATGCTTGTTTAGGTATGAATATAGTTCTCCGCCTGGATTACTCATACCTGGCTTAGGAGCAAGATAGCCATCTATCTTTTTTGCGTTGGACTTTATGAATGCTTCTAATCTATCTAATCCCTTTTGATCTACCTTTACTGGATCCTGCACATAAGTCGTGCCCTGAACGATCACATCAGGTGTAGTTAGTCTCTCTGCATTAGGAAATCTTTGTTCATCAGATGATCCTAGTGTAGAAAAATATCCAGTAGCGGCTACCATTACTTTTGCTCTAGCAATCTTCTTACCTAGCTCGCTAGCTGCCGGTACATGGAATGTTGTAATGTTAGGAGTAAAGTCGTAAGTATTAGTCTCTTTAGTGTATACAGGCATTGCAGACACACCGTCTGGTTTAGTGCCTGGATAGAATAACAACCCGCCTTCTATGTATCCTTGCTTAGGACTAATCTGTTCAAAGTAAGGCCATAGACTAGCAAACTGTTTAGCGAACGCTTCTCTAGCTTTTGGGTCTCCACCTCCGGTACCTAACACAAATGCTTTCACATCATTGGGGCTTCTCATAACTGTAGGAGCACCCGACGATGTTTGTGTTTTACCGCTCTTTAGATATGCCCAAGCATTTTTAGGAATCATGCTGAAGTTACCTGCTTCATCACGGCCCCAATATACTACCGGCATACCATCCCACTTTAGCTCTATAGTTCCACCTTGCTCAGTCATGTTACGCAATCTCTGGATCGCGTGTAATCCCCCGTGTGAGCCGTGGCTTAACACTAAATCTTCAATATGTTGATACTTACGACCTACTTTAGGTGCGTCTGCTTCTGTCAAGAGAGTTTTTATTTTCATCTTAACCGATCCAATGTATTACGGAACCACTCCCTGCTACCTTCTGTAATAGGATCATCCGTAGAGTATTTCTGCTTGATCTCTTTATATTTTTCAGGATATGATTGTAATGCCTTCAACATCTTAGTAGGATTACCCATATCATCTGCCGAAGCAGATGGTCCTATGATGATCTTTGCGATCTTATCCTTATCATTAGTGATCAATTCTCTGGTTTCTCTGTCTACTAGCCCTTTATAGGGACTCATCATAAGACTATCGTGTCCTGGAACCTTGCTCATTTTAGCTAGATCAGCCCACATTGCATGTAATGTTCCGCCCTTCATAGTTGGATCAGAATAGTCATGTGTATGCAATGGTTGTGCTTCTTTTGCATTTTCTACAGCCATTAGGTCTACTTGAACGATGTCATCGCCGTTTCCAGTAGGAACGCCGACATGAACACTAACCCCGGTTCTTGCTGAGAATAGACCTTTACTCTTGAAGAAATCTTCTAGTTCTTTTCTACTAGACTTTAGATCCTTGGCAGGAAATGCCCTCATTAATTCTTCTGCATCAACGAGGGCATCAATATCACTTGATATCTCTTTCTTCCCTGCACTACCGATTGGATATAGATTTAATCCACGCGGCAAGATATCCTGAAGGTTTTTCATAGCCGTAGCAAAGTTTTCTCTCTTAAGAGAGACCGCTCCTGGTACAACATTTCCGCCCTCAGTTAAAAACATTACTTTTCTTCTTTGCGTGCGTTCTTGGTGTCAGTGATTTCACTGCGACGGGTCTTGCATAACTTAGCGAGATCACCTAATGCCTTACGGGCCCGGGTGCCTGCTGCTGCATTACCCTTCTCAAACTTCTCATTCTCAGCAACAAATGCTTCAAATTGTGCCTTGATATTGATTGTGGTTTCCATATTTTCTCTTTCTTTAATAGGATAGCTGAATGTAATTAACTCCGCCGTAGCTGAAGTCTTGAATTACGGCCCTCATATACACAAAGGTACCGGTAATATTGGTATACATTGAAGTATTAGTGTTGCTTGTTGGAAGAGTGTAAACTTCAAACCAATCTGAATCTAGTGGTCTACTTACTAGGGTAGCTTCAATGATGATGTTTCCTGTACACATCGTTGTAGAGATGTTTACCGTCTGCAAGTTCTGATTTCCAAGATAATAGGAAGCTGCAGGTTGAGCATTTCCCGTAACAGTGTAGGGCGCGCCGTTACCTGGATTATGGTAAGGTGTTTGTGGCAATAATTGTAGAGTTACGCCCTGAGACATTACGCTCTCACGACCTCTACAATTATGCCTTCGCCAACTAATTCTGTGGCTACTTGTTCTAATGCAGCATGTATCTCTTCAGTGACAATGCTTTCGTCATTTGAATCGTCTTTTACTAATTTACTTAGTTTGAGCACCAGTACATCTTCAAGGACTCTTGCCATATTAAATACTCCGTTTTATTAGAGTATTTATTCAATACTAACGCTTTTCTAATTTATAAGATTTTCCAATAATTTCAGGGCAAATAAGACCTAACATAGTCAATATTCTAGGATCATCATATGATAGAAAATATTTGTCGCTAGAATAAGAATGTGACCATCGTCGTGGATGAACTAACCAGCGTTCAAGTGAGTTAGATGGTTCTACTTCTGTAGTTCTTTTCACGAAGTCAAGAAGTTCTTCCTTTGAATTATTTTCAATTTTTCTATTGACTAGATAGGTCCTGTATTGATATATCGGTTCCTTAGCAAATGTCATTACACCAGCGGGCATGAGATTTATTTCGGTAATACATGATTTTGGATTGAATGTCCATACCTCTTTCAGAAGATTAAGGTCATTGCTATAGAAAGATATACTGTCATATTCCTTTCTGATATCAACGCCTTCTATATCATGAACTCTATTGCGGTATTCTATGGTGCTTCGTAACCTGACAAGTTCAGATGAACTGTTAGGAACGACGGCTCTAGCCCAGTATCTAGTAGAAGAAACGTTAGATTCCTTTCTAAAAAACTCCAAAAACTGATCAAATGTTTCACTAAGGTGTGCAAAACGCAGATTCTCAATTTCAATTGTGGCCCTATACTTATACTTGTTAAAATATAAGTTAGGTTTAACCTCCGATTTCAATGATGCCATCATCCCCAACATGTGCTGCTTGCTTGTTTGTCACCGTAAATATGATCTCATTGTTCTCCAATAATACTAACACATTTGCATTGCTGATACGCTCAAAGAGAATCTTCTTTGAGAGAGGAACACGGAGCATCTCATCAATCTTACGACCAAGAGGCCTTGCACCCATCTTGCTATCATATCCCTTATCTGCGAGATAGTCAACAACAGGCTCGCTCAGATTTAGCGTGATATTGTGCTTTTCGAGCAGAGGCTTCTTTAGTTCTTCAACAAACTTGACGACAATCTTCTTGATGGATAACATATCCAACTTATCAAACTTGCAGACCATATCAAGACGATTACGGAACTCGGGCTTAAAGAACTGCTTGAGAGCCTTATCATCTTCGCCGGTCTTATTCTGATCACCGAAGCCGATGTTATTACGCTCTCCGTCTTGTGATCCTAGATTTGAAGTGAGGATGATCAGTGTGTTTTTCATCGACACTTCTTTGCCGTTTGAACCGGTGACACGACCTTCATCCAACATCTGAAGGAAGATATTGAAGATGTCAGGGTGTGCCTTTTCAACTTCGTCAAACAGTAGAATAGAGTGAGGATTCTTGCTCAAGTCTGAAATTAGGCGTCCACCTTGAACTTGTGAATCACCGAAGCCTACATATCCAGGGGGAGGACCGATCAAACTGCTTACGCTGTGCTTCTCGCCGTATTCACTCATGTCATACTTGAGAAGGGGCATATCTAAATTCTTAGACAGCAGTTTAGCCAACTCTGTTTTACCTGTGCCTGTCGGGCCAAGAAACAAGAAACTTGCGATGGGCTTCTTGTCGTTGCCGATACCAGCAAACGACACATAAACCCGCTCAAGAACCTTATCTACAGTCTCGTCCTGACCATAGAGTTTATTCTTGACGTTGAATTCAAGCATATTGATACGATCAAGGTTATCGTCTGACAGTTTGTCAGCAGGGACACCGGTGAACTTCTCTACTTGCTCATGGATCAACTGTTTAGTGATGATCGCACCTTCGTTCATGAGAACACGCTGCTTCGCACATGCAGCATCTAATAGATCAATAGACTTGTCTGGATTCTTACGATCATGGATGTAGCGACCAGAACATTCAACCGCTGCTACAATCGCTTCCTCAGAGATAGACACGCTGTGGAAGTCATTGAGACGGGCTGAAAGACCACTGAGAATACGAATAGTAGATTCTTCGGACGGTTCATCAATAGAGATACGATAGAAACGACGCATCAAAGCACGATCTTTTTCAAAGGATTCGTAATACTCTTCCCAAGTAGTAGAAGCGATGACCTTCAGATTACCCTTAGTTATCGCTGGCTTGATCATATTCGCGAAGTCAACTGATCCGTTAGATGCACTACCGGCACCTTGCATGGTATGTGCTTCGTCAATGAAGAGAATAGCCTTCTTCTTGACATTAAGTGCATCAAGAACCTGCTTCACCTTCTCTTCGAAGTCGCCACGATAACGCGAACCAGCGAGTAGTGAACCGATCTCAAGAGAATACAATTCATATCCTTCAAGGAAATCAGGCACTTCATCATTGACAATTGCTTGGGCGATACCTTCAGCGATAGCAGTCTTGCCTACACCAGGGTCCCCCACCATCAGGACATTAGACTTGAAACGCTTCGCGAGGACATTGATGATGTCATCAATCTCTTTAGTGCGACCGATAACTGGCTCAAGTTTCTCTTGACGGGCAAGAGCGGTCAGGTTGATCGTGTATTCTTCAAGAATTTCGTCAGCCTGATTAGGCGTGATAGTTCCAGAAAAGTCGCCGCCCTTATAAGTCTTCTGCCAGTGAGCGACAAACTCATTCTTAGCGACGCCATACTTTAACAGGAAATAATGACCATGAGTGCTACCCTCATTCATGATACTCAGATAGAGGTCAATCGTCATCATCTGTTGACGACCAGTAAATAGAACCTGCGTCACGCTACGATTCATGACCCGCTCAAGAGTATTCGTCTTGCGTGGTTGACCGTTTGGTTCACTAGACTCAATAGCATGTAGTGCGTTCAAGTATGCTTCAATCTCACCGATCATAAGATCAGTGTCAACGTTGAAACTATTGAGGCACTTCTTAAAAGGAGGATGTGTCACTAGAGCCCAGAGTAGATGTTCTACCGTGCAATAATGATGGTTTCGTTGTTTAGCCGAGTCAATTGCTCGCTCAATAATATTCTCAATTTCTGGACTACTATTCAATTTCAATTTCCTTTTAAACTGCTGTTACTTATTTATTTCTAGTTCGCATGATAGCGTCTATGATATCAATGTGAATATTATCAGGTAAGATAGGCTTAAGCAATAGTATTTGGTCACCATAGTTCCCGCTATTTGAGATAGGCATGCCTTCTCCTGCTAATTTGATCTGCATACTAGGTTGTGTTCTAGGTGGAATTTTTACTGACAACACATTTCCATTAATAGTCCTAAAATCTATTGTTGTCCCTATAATTAAGTCTAGGATAGATATAGGAAGATTAAAGTATAGATCGTTGCCCCTGCGATCAAACTTTAGATCAGGAGAAACAATAAATTCTATGACAAGATGTGCCCCGTCAATCACACCGTCGTATCTGACTTGATCTCCGGAATTGGTTCCCGGCGGAACTTTGATCTTTATTGCACTCGTGCCGGTCGGGGTGCCAACCTGCAACACTTTTTCTTCACCGCGATATGAGTCCAACAACGATACCTCTAACCTAGTGCGATATAGTTGTTGGGTCTGTCTGAACGGGCTATTTTCAAAGGGGTTTGGGCCGCGCTGACCGAACGCTTGACGGAAGAGGTCATTGAAGTCAAATCCGTTTGAAGTATAACTGAATCCACCGTTTTGTCCGAATGGATTCTGCGGGGAATGGTTGTCGTATAGATGCTTTTTATTAGTATCGCCTAGCGTCTCATACGCTTCATTGATTGCGTGAAACTTGTTGATGTCTCCACCCTGATCGGGGTGATGTTGCATCGCTAATTTACGATATGCTTTTTTGATCTCTTCAGGAGAGGCTGTGCGAGAAACGCCCAATGTGCTATAATGATCCATTCTAGTATACTAACACACTATATATGAGTTGTCAAGCTTAAATTCTTGCAATTGCCTTGAGATTCTTGATATATTCGTCTTCAACATAATAATTTTTATTCAAAGATAGACCAGCAAGCTGACGGACTTCGTCAAGTTTCTCGTCTTGTTCTTTTTCCATCTTGTATTCATTAGGGTTTAGGATCATCTCGTCTCGGATTAGTTCTTCGTTAGCACTTACTTCTGTACCTGCAATATCCACGATCCAGTCATCAATATCATTGCCAGTAAGGGTTTCTAGGTCAGTCAACAGTCTGATTATTCTATCAGGAACTGCTATACGACGATCCATCTCAAGGAATACTAACCATTCACCTGGTTCTAATTCTCCGTCACTGACACTAGAGTCTAGTACGAAGTCATATCCACGTTCAAACCAAGATGATAGGTCCTTTGCAGCAAGATGTGAATGCACGGTGAATGTCAGAGTAACGATATCACTATCCTTGCCCATCTTAGCCGCATATTCATCAACGGTCATTTTCTTATCTACCTGACCTTTCATATCCATGTAGTCTAGGCTTTCGTTTAATGTTTTCATAGTTGACCTGCCGGTTGTCCACCTTGTTGTTCGGCGGCTTGTGGTTGCGCCTGATCAGCAGCAGTTTCTGGGCCAGTGCCTTCTTTAGCAGTTGAATCGTCAAGGTCCTCGTTGTATGCGTCTTCAATCTCGGACAAGTCAATAGTCGTATCAGCAAGATCGATAGATCCTTCTTTGATGTCGTCCATGAGTTCTAGTGGAATCTCGACCTGAACAAACCATACTTTTCTAGGATGCATTTTAGGGTACCGTGTGCCTGGAACAAAATCTTCATAGTCTAGGACTTCCACAGGAACTTCAATCTCGCTCTTACCGATGCTTACTTTGCATCCGATGTTTAGCAATCGTAATGCCCCTCTTGGATCAGGCATTAGCTTATATGGCCACATAAAAGTGCATTTGCAGGAATATCTACCGATGATCGGACCGTCTACTAGTTCTCCGATAATCCAATTTTTGAATGCGTATAAGTCTGCTTCGTCTAAGACCCGCTCGTAGTCCAATAGGGTAGACATAGACCCGTCGCTCATGTAGACACCGCGAATAGTGTCTACTATGCTAACAAAGTCCACGCTATTCCAGAACGTATCAGCAGGTAACGTTTTATTGCTCATAGAAGTATTTATCTTTCTCGGACTAAATAAAGATGTAGTTCGCGGGTTTCTCACCTCCCCAACTACTCTAACGCTATGAAGGAGCATCAGTATGATTATTTATCTATACAAAAAAACCCACAACATAACCGGATTGCAGTATCTCGGAAAAACTACTAAAGATCCTTATAAATATCAAGGATCCGGAAAAGATTGGACGCCTCATGTCAAAGAACACGGCTATGATGTCACAACCGAGATATTGAGAGAATGCCGGTCCAGTGCCGAACTGTCCCAATGGGGAAGATACTACAGCGAGTTATGGAATGTAGTTGAAAGTCCGGAATGGGCTAACCGAATTCCGGAAACCGGTGGCGGTGCAGGCAATGGCGGCGGAGGCCCTACCTCCGAGCTTGCTACTAGGATCAACAACCAACGAGTTAAGGATGGAACACACCCGTGGTTAGATCGGGAACAACAGAGAATTAGGGCAGCTCAGAGAGTAGAAGATGGGACACATCCGTTCTCCGGAGATAGCGGTAGTAAACTAAGTAGAAGGGTGCAACTAGCCCGAGTTAAAGATGGAACACATCACCTATTGGGAGGTGATATTCAGCGAAAAACTAACGCCAAACGGGTTGAAGATGGCAGCCATCACTTTCTAGGAGGAGCAATACAACGAAAGATGGTAGAAGATGGGACACATCCGTTTCTAAGTGGGGAGATATCAAAACACACACAGCGATCCCGCATCGAAAACGGTACCCATCATTTCTTACAGCCGATCACTAAATCTCATCCCACTCAGGCGCAGTGGAAGTGTGATCATTGCGGTATCGAAGGTAAGGGAAAGGCTAATTACAGTCGCTGGCACGGAGACAAGTGTAAGCACAAGTCCAACTGAATTAATATTTATCATTGATGATAGTTTCCTGCATACGACTTATTTACTGAATGTACTGTTTTAAATACTCTTGAGAAAGAAATTTCTCTAACTTATAGTATCAAATTTAGGAGATATCAAGCGTGGCTAAAAATTTAAGAAAAGACACACGTCCAAGAAGATATGTAGATGAAAGCAAAATGTTTTACATGAAAGAATCAAAAACTATTGACTTTAATCAATCTCAGCCCAGAAGACCCAAAAAACCAATCGAACTAATACCTCAGAGTATAAATCAGGAAAAATATATCATCGCATTGACCGACCCTGAAACAGATATCGTAATGGTCTCCGGTCCGGCGGGAACAGGGAAGACATATCTTGCTATGCTAGCAGCCATAAAAGCAATGAAACAAGGAGATTGTGAAAAAATTCTACTTACTAGACCAGCAGTAGCCGTTGATGACGAGAAACATGGATTCTTACCTGGCGATCTAAATTCTAAAATGGAACCGTGGGTAAGACCTCTATTTGACGTATTGAGAGAGTTCTACACTGCTACAGAACTTGAATATATGGTAAAAGAACAAGTCATCGAGGTTACCCCACTAGCGTTCTGCCGTGGACGTAACTTTAAGAATAGCTGGATCATCCTAGATGAAGCTCAAAACGCGACACCTAGTCAAATGAAAATGCTGATGACTAGAATTAGTGAGGGTAGTAAGATAGTAATTACTGGTGATGTGGAACAAACAGACCGCAAAACACCTGATAATGGGTTACTAGACCTCAAACACAGACTCCAAATGAGCAAGGTGCCAGGCATGGTTGCTTGTGAATTTGATACTAGGGACATCAGAAGACATAAAATTATTGAACATGTTCTAAAGATGTATTCATAAGGTAAACGGGGCTTTAAGCCCCGTTTATTTCTTTGCTTCTGCTGCTCGCCGTTGTTGACGGTTCATGCCTTGTTCTTGGGCCGCAGTGATAGACCCTTCTTTCTCTAGTTGGGAAACCAGTGAAGGGTAAACTTTTCTGTAGTATTCACACATTATATCAAAGGTAGTGTCATGGTCTTTGCCCTCGATGACACATTTAAGCACCTTTTTCTCAGCAAAATCTAGGATCACATTTGATTGATTCATGTCTGCTGGTCGGCAACGCTTATTTACTGTTACCAGTTCGTCAATCTGTCCGTTTTCTTTCCTCATAAACGAAATCAATAAGTATCTCACCAATATTTCTCCACTTCTTCTGGATTATCATAGTTTACATAACGATTTTCTTCATCGTTCCAGTGACGATTGTCATAAAATGATACATGAAGGAATCTGCGGAATAGGTAAATAGTAAACATGATTCCTGCATGATCTTCTCTAACACTAGCTCTAATAGCAAAACCGATGAGGGTGTTGCTACCGTCACTGAACTGCACTTCCAAAGACTTATTTTTGGATAAACTCCAGCATTTAAAAAACTGGTCACGAAGATCAGCATTGCGGTCTTTGAACCAAGGCCATTTTAGATAGAATGAAAGTGAAATCATGATGTCAGTTCTATTAGTGAGGCTGCTAGAGAAATCTCAGGGATACCAACTAACGGTAGATTTGCGAGACCGTTACGAATAGTGATGATCGCAGCATCCTTCTTCTCTTGTGTCTTGCCCCAGAGATCAAGATTGTCATAAAAGAAGCGATAGCAGTCTTCAATGCGGGTTGGATACAGGCTAATGTATTGCATTAGTTGTTGACGACCTTCAAGAATCTTCCCAGACTTGAAGAGTTCAGTGGCAGCGATAAGCAATTCAGATTCGCTATTACCTTCAGCATGGATAGGATTCAGCGTACCGGAGTTAGAGTTATTCTGAAGTTCATTCAGACACCGACGAAGATCAGGATACGTAGCACGAACATATGTGTCAAGGATATCCAAATCAAACTCTACGTTCTCGGTGATCATAACCGTCGCGACCCTTGCAGTAAAGTCTGTCATGTCAGGCTTAGCGATGTGCATCTTATAACAGCGAGAATTACGCAACGCTGGAATGATCTTATACTCATAGTTACAAGTCAGGATATAACGCACGGTCTCGTGATATGTTTCCATATCGCCACGCAATGCTGCCTGTGATTGATGAGTTAGATAATCAGCCTCATCAAGCAACACGACCTTGAACTTACCGAACGGTATGGTCTGCACGAAGCCGTTAATCTTCTCACGCATAGTATCAATACCGTTATTGCGTGAAGCATTGATGTATAGCACATCATAGTTTTCCACACCTAGATCATGAATCAATACCTTAGCAAGGGTTGTCTTACCAGTTCCAGGATCACCTGATAACAACAGATGCGGAATAGTTCCTTCTGCGATCCAGCTTGTCACTTGTTCACGCTGACGATCATCCACGAAGACATAATCGGCGACTGTGTTTGGCCGATATTTCTCAACCCAAAGTGTATTTTGCATTATTTCTTTCTCTCATATAATCATCATCATAGTCACTATACAATTCTTTATAGTCATCGTCAAGAGTATTTTTTGCCCGATACAGTACCTTAGATGCTGTATAGGCGACAATTCCTATTCCACCAAACACAGCAAGATAAGGCACAGCCTTAATAAGGCCTTCTTTCCATTCATCATTCATTTCTTTGTCTCTGTTTTTTCCGAAGGAATACCCAGTCTAGCATCAATTCGGTCCAAATCAGCGTTGATCTTAGCAAACTCTGCGTCAAAAGCCAGGCCATCAGCCTTAACAAATATCACATCAAGACGATGATTAAACCAGATAATCATTAAAGTGCATGAGACAATCAGAACTATCTGGCAGGGGATAAGCAGCCGCCTCATCCTTCTCTTCCTCGTCGTGATCGGCGTGGAATATTCATGTTTCGCCAGTATAGGGCGGGCTCACCGATGCGAGGATAAAGCGTGGAAGTCACCCAATCCTCCTGGCCACATCGTGGACAATATCTCTTGAGGTGGTCGCATTCATATTGAAATTTATGACCTAGCAGACACCGAAGCCGAGATAAAAGGCTAGATATGCCTTCTTTCCATTCATCATTCATTGGGGGTTCTCAAAAAGCGGGAGTGAGAAAATTCTCACTCCCTAGGTTGTTTAGTATTCTTTATCAGTCATCGTGTAGTCGTTTACTTTTTCGTCACTTATTAGTAAAATATCATTTGGGTCTACTTTACGGATGATTTTCTCGCCGTCTTCGTCTTCAATGGTTTGACCACGTGACCAGCGACCGTGTGCTATCATAATATAATCATTTACTTTTACATCCTTAACTTCAGGTCCTACTGCATATACTCTCGCCCATCTGGGTCGGATACCTGCACTCTTCATGTCATCGTTTAGGAGAATAAGTCCTCCGCGACTCAGACGCTCTCTAAACTCCATATCGCAAACAAGGATAGTGTCCTTTAAGGGACGGAGTTTAGTAAGTTTCGTTCTTGTAAGATTAACTTTTGTCATGTTACTTTTTAGCTTTTGGTTCCGGTTTGAAAAAATCTGGGGCTTCACTTGCTGGTTTAACGATGAACTGCTCTTGTTCTACTTCTTCTTTCACGAAGTCAGCATCAATTTCGTCTTCAATTTCTGGAACCAGTTCTTCTGCTAAAGGGATATTCTTAGCAGACTGGTCGTCAGGACGCAGTCTTTCTGCCTTCTTGATGATATTTGCTGAACGATTTCCAATAGTCTTCTGATAGCTGTCGGATACCTTCTTATTGACAGGCACGATCACATTACCATTTGAATCTATTGTGTCGCCTCGTGCATTTAATTTCTGATAGCCACCGGGTGTAACAGCTTGGGCTCTCTCATTCTTTGCCATGAGGGCACCCATATCTAATGTCTTGCCGCGGGCTGATCTATATTGTGCCATAATGCATATCTCCTCTGTATTATTTATTACTTAATAACACATCATTTTAAAAATTCATCAATTGATAGATCATAATATAATGAATTTATCCGATGCACTTCAATTAGATAGAGAACAAAACTACTCACGCTTGACCCTCTACCTACTCCCCAGACGATCTTATTCTTACGCATGGTATCCACGAAGTATTTCAGATAACGCAACAACATAAACATATCACGCTCTTGGTAGAGGAGTAGTTCTTCTCCGGCTCTCTGCAATTCTTCTTCATTCTTGCACTTGTCTAATACAAACTTTGCGATATCAAAGTTTTTGTATTCGTCAGGGATATACCAATTTTCTTTATTGCTAGAATCAAATTCCTCAATAGACAGGTCTTCTTTTGTCTTATACACGATTAAGTGTGGAGTAGTTTTTAGTTCTAAGGTAGTGAGATCAATATTTCCGGTCGTCAACACATTTTTTAATGATATTTCAGTGTTGCTCATATACAGGTCGCATATGTCTTTCTCGTCATACACTATCTGTCCATACTTATCTTGTATCATATTGTTACTATAGCAGGATTATATCAGGTTGTCAAACTACTTTTTAACCTTTTCCTTCCAAGATAGGTTCAAATCAGCCCACTTGTTATCGTCAAACAACTTAACTATATTGTCGTCATTTTGACTGCCGCTAGGTTCTTCAATACTAGCATAGGATTTGTTCCACCAATGATTTCCGCTGTAACTACCTTCAGCGACCTCTGATACAATGTTATATTTCACGCCCTCACTCATCAGTGATCCCATGATCAGATCGGTAATCTTTATTCTGCCTTCCATGATAGAATTTAGCTTAAGGAGTACCACCATTGACACGATCTGATCATACGGTTGTTCGGGGAGTCCACATACTTTTATACCAGCTTTTGTATATTTTTTTACCGTAAGGACATCTCTCATGTCAACGAATATAGAATTTTGTAAAAATTCTGCGATAAAATACTCTATCCTATCCATAGATATTTGCTGTTCTCGTGGCGAACTAGTTTCTACAAGCATAGATGCAGATAACTCATACGAGTTGATATAAAACCTGTTGTCAAAATGCACTGCACTCTGAAAAAAGAAGTCTTTCTCAATTCTTGTGTTCATTAGAGTTGGCCTGAGATTGGATGTTAATAGTATTATTTAACTTCTGTTTATCAAAAATCTCATCCATCTTTTTACGATGTTGGCTTTTGTAGCTCTCTAGTGCCATAGTCAACTGATTAATGAGGGCACCGTTACCAGTGCGATAAGCATAAGTCAACTTATTTGTCAGGCTAGACATGGTTTCTTGTAGTTCTTCCATTGTCTTTCCTTTTAGATCATTTACGAATGGATGTTCTATTTTACTTACTCCAAGTTATTACCAAGCGGTAAGATTGATTCTTTTCCAAATGTCATTGCCTTCTACATAGTATGTAGCAGTTGCGGTTCCGTTAGCAGTAGACAGCACGATATTTGCTCCAGCAACTCCATTGCTACGGGCTTGGCTTATAGCGATTTGGTTATTACCACTATCAACCGTCGTGATATAATACACAGTATTCGCCACGACTCCACCGAAAACGTCCCCGGTAAATACGACCGGCGCGTTCACAACTAGATTCGCTACACCGCTCAATCTTAAGAAATTATTTGCTGAATACGTATTTGTTAACGTCTTAGTTCCGCTAGTAGAGTTGAATGATCCAGTAGCTATGTATAGATATGATGCAGGATTAGCATACATGTTACCTGTGCCTCCAGTGAGGGCCACATTAGCAGATATTCCAAAACTATTTCCTACAGTGAATTGGGTACTTGATACTACATTCCTGACATAATAAGTAGTGCCAGCAGTGATGTTTGCTTCAAATACATTACCAGTGAAGACTACAGGAAGTTGTGGATAAAGTTGATAAGTATTTGCTGTGCTAAAATAGTTTCCTGTTGCATTAGAACTGATCACCGTGAGTTGTCCTAGAGATGATCCTACCGCGATATCTCCGTTAACATCACCCAACACACCAGTTGGAGGAGGATCGCGTGTCACGACTTGAGTTGCTTGGAATGGTCTGTTTACCGGGGTGACTGTGATCGTATTGCCGCAATCAAGTGAAGTGAATTGGTATTCAAGGATTCCAGCATTTGCAGGGGCAGTGACGGTCGCAGTGTTGCCTATCATCACGTAGTTTTCTAGAAGAGTTACACCAAAGTTGTTGTTAGAGGCGACACAGTTATTTGGGAATGAGATGACTGCATTTGGATTTGTCATCGTAAATCTGACAACAACATTGCTCTCGGTATTTGTAGGCGACCAACCACCGAACTGCAAGACGACATTGCCTTGAATAGCCCCGAACTGGACATCTGCTTGATTTACATTCACGAGAACTGTGCCGGATAAAGCATTTCCTAGATTGTAAGTTGTTGATCTGAATCCACTGATAGCAGCATTGCTGATCAGAGTGTTCGCCATATCATTGTTCAGCGTAGTGTTGTTAAGTGCCGCCTTTAACACAGCCTTGGTCTGTAGGTCAGTAATCTCTCCGGCAGCCGTGTTCAGTTGCGAAGTGATCTGGGCCCAGTTGTCCCGAAAAGGTTGGGTGCTGTTATTCTGTCCCGGCACCGGGTAGTTAGTGGAGATTCCGTTGGTATTGATTTGACTTGTCATATTTCTTTTCCGATAATCTATTTAGTACTGGGATTCATTAGGTAAAATAGTTCTTTGTGGGAATAGGACAGTGAAATCGTCCGCATCTGTTGGGTCTGGTGGAGGAGTTGCACTAGGTAGTTGGGTCCAGACATGTGGAATCACAGTAGTATCATAATCGTATGTAATAGTCTTGTTGACGTTAAATCTATCAATCTGGAAGTTGATAGTATTTAATGTGTTTAGTTGTCCTGCTGTATTTAACCAGTTAGTCTGAATCTGATGTTGTATGTATTGTGCAAAACTTACTGTGGTGCCGTCTGGCAAGGTAGTTGTTCCTGGTAGACAATAGGCGATGACCCAAGCAGGGGTGAAACCTAATGTTGATCCGTTTGGTTGCTGACTTGTCATCCATGCTGGGAGTAACTGATAGTTGGTCTGTTGGCCTAATACATCAGCGACTTGTTGTCTCATGTTTGGCAATGAGTTAGGATAGAATGTTCTAGCATAGCCACCCGTGGGTAGGGGAACAGGACGGGGCCAGTAAATCCTTTTAGCAACACTCTCTCCTTGGGGAGTCATGATATTTGTCTGTGATTCTATTTGATACCTATCCACTTCGTTGTAGTTGATTAGGTTGTCAATAATCTGACTGTATACGACTTCATACAGGACTTTTCCGGTAGTTTCATCAATAGCTTGAGCGATATCAATCTGTCCTAGAGTGATCTGTCTCCAATAGTGATTCTTTGTTATCGCAGCGAGATATTGATCAAGGTCGCTCGCATCAATACTATATGCATGTTCGTAAACAACCTCTGTTGCTTTACCGAAGTTCGGATCCTGCGGTCTATACAAGAAAGAAGGAGGAATCAATGAATTGCTATCTAATAGCGATGCTATCAGTTGTCTATCAGTAATACTAGGTGTGCAGTTGATGTATAAGGTGTCAGTAGGATGATCAAACTCTTGGTAGATAGTCAATGTAAAATCAAGTGTTGATTGTATTATAGGAAACTGCGGCGAATATGCTTGAACAGTAAAACTAAAATCAGTAGAAGCACCCTGTGGTAATAGCTCTGATGTAGGTTGGTATGCTACTATACCAGCAATCTCTCCGTCAGTCATTAGGGTGAGATTAGGTGGAAGTGTCCCGCTTATCTTTCTGTATTGCAATGCGACATCACTTTTTGCCAAGACCTGCAATGTGCTGATTGCTCCGTTGTTGATCTTCCCTAGATTTGCAGGAGATAACCAGATTATGTCTGCTGAGACATTGTTTGTCAAGTTAAACGCAAAGTTAAAGGTTGCTGAGTTGATATTAGTAGTTGTGTTGTTCACTATTTTAGTTACAGACACGCTAAAGTTATACTGATTTATGTGGTCAAATCCTATCGTGGGATTACCAGTAATCCATCCTGTATCAGGATCTCCGACGAGTCCTAGAGGTAGATTAGAGAAGTTGTATCTTAATACATCACTGTCAAAGTCATGACCTAGAATAGAGAATGCGAAAAAGTCTCCGCTGACAAATGTTCCCATATAAGCAAACTGAGTGGGTGTGTAAGTTTGTCCTGGTACAGTGGGTTGTGGTGGTAGGACATAGTAACCAAACTCTCGCTCATTTGCATTTAGTATATAAGTTTCTGGTCGCGTGTTGAAAATCGTAGGTATTCTAGTGTTAGGAGCTTGACCTGGCCCACCTTGTGATATAGGAGTATTTTGATTCACGACCTTAATAGCATATACTTGTTTTGAACTTCCTAATCTACTGCTAATCTGTAGAGTAAAGGAATATGTCTCGTTGACAGGTTGACCAAATGTCACAGCAGGCAAGGTCACATTCATAGAACCTGAATCAGTAGTAAGCGGTATTGTTGCTCCACCTATGCTTCCTGAGATAGTGAACTGCGTCGCATTTACTATTGTTCTTATGTAGTAAGTTTGGTTTGCATTGATGCTACCGAATGTAGTTCCAGAAAATATGATAGGTCTACCTACAATGAATCCGGTTGTGCTAACACTCGTGATGACATTGTTAACGCCATTAGTATAAGTTGCGATTGTAGCTATAGTTTCGGTGTTAACTTGTATGACTGGTGCCTGGGCATATCCGCGAATCAACCCTGCGGCATTTATTTCTAATCCCGGTGGCAGGTTCCCTTCTATTACCCGCATGACCACGTTATTCGTAGAGACTGGGTTTGTATATTCTACTGGAAACTGTGTCCAAGTGCTGTCTAAGATTGTTGCTATAACACCTGAAGGTGCTGTAAATGTTGGGACAGCGGATCCAGACAGAGAGATGACGAATGTCCTGTCCCGTATATTGTTGAGATTGTCTGTAGCTCTGACAACGAATGTATATGAAGTGAGCGAGGTCACAAGAGCCGGAGTACCGTGAAGTAATCCTGAACTACTGATAGTTAGTCCGGATGGCAAAGACCCGCTGAGTAGGGCATATGTCAGTGACACCGCCGGCGAGACCGGAGTAGCCGCTAGTTGATAGGCTATCGGCACGGTAGAAGGATAAGTTCCTATTGATCCTGCTGGAGTAGTCCAAATTGGCGGTGCCATCTCAATCCTTAACCTAATGCCTTTAGAGCAATTGCATATTGATGTTCTCTTTCAGGTAATCCATGAATCCCACCGTTGATGTGCCGAGTGAGACCGACAAAATCATTTTTATCCACATATGTATTTAGTTTGTTAGAAGACCAAAACCAACCGGCGCACTCAGTAGCGCCCTCAGTAGTCCCGGTGTATACAATCGTAGCTGCTAGGCTCTTATTCATAGATTTTGCAAACTTTTCGTATGTCTGTCTTCCAGTTATTTGAATGAGGCCACGCCCGCGATAAGTCCAACCGTCGCCAGATGCTTCATCTCCGTTGCCCATACGATTCGCATAGACCTTACTAGCGATTTTTCGTGGATCACGAGCATACGTTTTAGCAGATTCTATAGTTGGAAAATATTTATTAAAAGTCGCAACTAATCCAGAAGCACTATAATTGAGATTCTCTTCAACGAAATTGAAGTATCCAGATTCATACGAAATTTGTGCTAGAAATGCAGCCACACGATTCTTGTCGCCGGTCAACGATATCTGGTTAGAGACTTTGTTGAGAGGTTCTACATACAATGCAAGCGTTGCTTTCCTAGTAGAAGGACATATTTGTTTTAATACATCTAGAGTAATCATATAGTTAACGAGTAGAACCCTGACCACGATACGCTTTGTGACTGGCGCGTTTACGCTTATTCATGGTGCTGAACTTAATAGAAGTAGGGTTTTTTCCTTGAGAACTCTTTCCCCGTGAAGAAGAAAAATTGACCTTAGAGCCACCAGTTGATTTCGTTGTTGTTTTTGTTTTAGAAGACATATTATTCCTTTCTTATCCGTATGTTGCGTTCAGTGTATACCACTGAGTTGTAGAAGTAGCAATAAAATCAAGTCTGTCGCCTACCGGTAATGAGAATGATGCGTTCGCTGCTTGAGAGTTGATTATAGCATTAGTTGCAGGATAAACTGCTAGTGGGTTAGCCCCAGTATTTAACACTGTTAGACGCATTCCAGTAACCGCTGTCGGAAACACGACACCTGTACTAGCAGCCACAGTAGATACTATGTTGATCATAGTCGTAAGTGCAGTTGCAGTGCCTTGCGTTGATCCTGCTGCGGAATATGTGGCCACTGAACTAAGAATAAATCCAGTATTTGCTGTGATGTTAGCGGCAGTAACTGTGCCAGATACTCCGAGGGAAGTTAGTGTGCCGACAGATGTGATATTTGCTTGGCTATTTGCGGTTACATTGACCGCGGTAGTTGCTGAAGTAGCAGTTGTCGCACTACCTGCACTCGTTGCATAAGTCGCATTAGCAACTGTACCGGAGACATTACTACCTGCAACTGAGTTAGCAGTCGTTGCGTATGCAACAGCACCTGAAACATTACCGCCGACAATAGCAGTTAAACCGGATCCGTTACCAGTGATTACGCCTGTAGCATTGAGTGTGCCGGCAATGTTGGCGCCAGTTCCAGTGACGACTAGTATGTTCGCATTGCCTGCAACACTTGTATTGACATTGCCATTCGCTGTTGGAACACTGATGTTTGATGTACCGTTGCTGATGCCAGTGCCACCCGGAACCGATGCCCATGTAAGGACCCCTGAACCATTTGTCTGTAGATAGTAGCCCGATGAACCACCGGTGATAGTTATATTTCCGATAGCACCGAGATCAGATGTTCCAGATACAGTTAGGTTTGATAGTGTACCAACAGATGTGATGTTTGGTTGGGCGTTTGCTGTTACGTTAACGGCTGTCGTTGCTGAAGCAACATTACCTGCACTAGTTGCATATGTAGCATTTGCTACTGTTCCAGAAACATTAGATCCTGCTACTGAGTTCGCAGTAGTAGCATAAGCAACCGCACCTGATACATTAGAACCTGCTACTGAGTTCGCAGTAGTAGCATAAGCAACTGCACCTGATACATTAGAACCTGATACTGAGTTCGCAGTAGTAGCATAAGCAACTGCACCACTTACATTTCCACCACTAACCGAAAATGCGTTTCCAGCATAACTAGCATAGTTTGAATTTGCTACACTGCCGGAAGCCGGAGCAAATACGCCATTTCCATATAGAACATCATTTGAACTCCCTGTTAGATTAAGAGTTGCGATGTTGCCAATTCCAACGATATTTGCTACATTTACTGAATATGCAGTATCTGCTGTTGTTGCGTGAGTCGCATTTGCTACATTACCAGTGACATTGGCACCCGTGATTGCTGATAGAGAAGAACCATTACCCGAGACATAGTTTGCATTCAGGACATTTGAAGTAAGATTTCCAGTTATAGATATATTGACCACATTCGCGATGTTACCGGGAAGATTAACATTCAATACCTGTGAACTTGTTTGAATTAATGCAACAGGCACCCTAGTAGCATTCGGGTTAGCACTTAATGTCAGGGTTGAAGTATTAACTTGTAAGTATGCGATGTTAGCGGCGACGGTTACATTTCCAACAGTTGGATTAACACTAATACCAGGCCCCGCTGTTATGGATGACACGCCAGTGGTATTTTGTTGACCGTTGAATAGTTGGTTAAAGTTATCCTGGACTTTTTGGAATGCAGTTCTGATCTCGTCTGCACTAGGATCTCCAGGAAATGTACCGAAGTTGATGTTCTGTTGGCTCACTGACTACAATCCTTTATATGATGTATTTATCATTTTGGATGAATATGCAATAGCCAAAAAAATAGCCGGAATAAATCCGACTATTTTAATTATTGTTTGCAGTATTTTATAGACCTGCTAGCTTCTTCCAATCATTTAATGATTCGTTTATGTCAGTAGTGTTATATGAACGCATACGATCCTTTTCACTTGCAATGATAGGAACTGTTGTCTGTCCAGTTGACTTTTGCTTATTGAGGCCACCGGAGATCACCTTTGTCATGAAGTCAA